TATACGAACATTTCGTGGTAGAGGACTGCAAAAGCGCCTTATCAGAGCACGAGAAAAGATGGCTAGGCGAGTAGGTTTCAACTGGCTAATTACTGACACCACAGACAATCCCCCATCGTCTAATTCCCTAATTGCATTGCAATATCGTTTGTTTAACCCCTCTATTCCTTGGGCGGGAAAACACTCTCTCTACTGGAGAAAGAAGCTATGAAAGCATTGTTTGAAGACGAAGAATTTATAACTTTATTCCAGCTTTGTAATAGCAACCCACAAAATCTAGCTGCTGAAACAGGGATGTCAGTAAGAGCCATCCAGTTAAGACGCAATTCAATTGAAGCTAAGTATCAGCATAGTTTAGACACAGTAACAATCAGAGAAAGAATTACACCCAAGCCAGAGCGAATCAATCTAGGCATAGAAAACGGCACAATTATTGTATTTTCTGACGCACACTTCTGGCCTGGCATCAAGACAACAGCCTATAAAGGATTGATTTGGGCTATACAAAACCTAGAAAACATCAAGGCAGTTGTCAACAATGGTGACGCATTTGATGGAGCGTCTATAAGCCGTTTTCCTAGAATTGGGTGGGATAGTACTCCGAGCTTAATTGGTGAGCTTAAAGCCTGTGAAATAGCCCTTGGTGAGATAGAAGACGAAGCCAAGAAGGTTAATCACAAAATGAAGCTGATTTGGCCACTTGGTAATCATGACGCTCGATTTGAAAACAGATTGGCTGCTAACGCCCCACAGTATGAGTACATCAAAGGGTTTAGCCTAAAAGACCACTTTCCAGCCTGGCAACCTTGTTGGTCAACTTGGTTAACACAAGACGTTATTGTCAAGCATCGGTGGAAAGGTGGGGTTCACGCTACTCACAATAACACTGTTAATTCTGGTGTGACTATGGTTACTGGCCATTTGCATAGCCTTAAAGTAACGCCATTTGATGATTACAACGGCACTAGGTATGGCATAGATACTGGAACGCTTGCAGACCCTTACGGCCCACAATTTGAGAATTATTTAGAAAATTCACCCACTAACTGGCGGTCTGGGTTTGTAGTTCTGACGTTTTACCAAGGTCAATTACTATGGCCAGAAGTGGTAAAAGTTTTGGACAAAACCCACGTTGAGTTTCGTGGAAAAGTAATCAAGGTGTAAAATAACCACAAAGGAGCAAATTATGGCTACAAATTTCAAATACACAAAAGAAAAAGCAAATGTAACCGATCCAAAGGTTTACGAGGTAATTCGTGAACACAAAAAGGAACGTGAAAAAATTATGTCTTTGGAAAAAGAATTAAAAGCGCATGAAAAGACTGATATGACTCACGCTCATCCAATGCACTCACCCAGCGCTACAGCTCACGGCCAAGCCCAAGCACCCTTACCTAACATGAGAAAGTAAGCGTTCTATTGTGACGTTTAGGGCATCCAGTTCTTCCATCTTCTGGATTGCCCACATTCTCTTTTGACCATGCCAGCCCATGATTGGCCCTTGGTGACAGTCTTTGCACAAAGCAATACAAGTGTATGTCAAGCATTGCTTTACATGGTGTGCGTCTGACGGCCCACTAGCGTCACAAACTGAACAAGGCAATTCCTTAACCTTATTCAACCACTCACGCTCACGTTTTGTTAGTTTGTTATTCATGGGAACGTATAGCCAAACGCTCAGAAGCTTCTCTAGTGCGCCAAATATCAATGAGTAACTTACTGGCTTCTATTTCATATTTAAGCGTCTCCTCGGCCTTTATAGACGCTTGCAACGCCTTTATAAGATCAATATATTCCTGATCTGCCATTGCTTCACGTTCTTGAGCTGCTATTTGAGTAAAACCATCCAGTGCAGCTTGTTTCATTAGGATGGCTTTAGCAGACTTTATACCCAATTCTTTACCTATTCTGTCCGATTTAGCAGACGCATACCGGTGTGCGTTTTGGGCTATAAAATTAGCGTGTTCTTCTGGAATCATAAGTTTTCTACCAGTTTCAATACTCTAAGAGCCGATTCAACATCACTAACCACAGACAAAACGCCCCCTGTCCATTTGCCGTGGAACACTATCTGGTCTTCAGTTAGTTTGTTATTGCCAAACTTAACTTCCATTAAGATTGTGTGGCGTTTGTATCCAACAAGCAGATCAGGAACGCCTTTACCCACTGTGGCGAGTGACACCACAAAAGCACCATAGTCCCTGAGTGCCTGGACAATTTCAGTCTGGTTACGATCCACTTTGGCAGCTCTCATTGATTTCTTTCATGCGTTGTGCAACGGCCTTGCCAAGCCCTTTAAACATACCTGTGGGATGATTTTCCATCTCCTTGACCTGATACCTGGCATGGTCAACAGAGCCGCTCTCCAAGGCCATACGAGCATAATGATCAATGATGACCTGAATGTCAATGTATTTCATCTTTGTCTAAGTTCTTGAAGTCTACGTTTAATTTCTTCCGGCATTGGCACAGCGTTCTTTTTATCTTCTTCAAACTTCTTCAGGAAAGGGTCTACAACCTCTTTAGGGGCGATTTCTGGCACTTCAGCACCATCCCATCGTTGCTGGTTCAAATAAACGCTTGGAGCTGGTATAAACGCCCCATTTGACTTGCGCCATTGATCGGTCGTTTTCATCCATTCAACGTGTTTAATGATGGAATCACAACAGCTCTCAAGATAGTTCTTTTCCCATATCTTGATACATTGTGACTTACCCCCTTTTCGTGTAGATATTGGCCACGTTCTCCAAAACCTATCAAACCCTGATTCAAACATTTCAGCCCCTTTTTCTTTAGTCATAGGTTATCCTAGGGTGGATATACATCCATCCTGCTCCAACCCTGTTAATCTTAATGTGTCTTAAAGTATCTAAATAGCATCAACAAAAGCCCAAGTGCCCATGAGGGGTTAATTCATCTTATACACAAGGCCTAGTTTCCACCTGAGTTACCTTGTGCTTTACCAGTCGGTTAACCAACGCTGGTCACATTTTGCACCGGGGTGTGTCGGTGTGCGGTGTTCTGCTCCTAGCCATCCATTCAGATGCGCTGCTATCGTGAGGAGTACGATCGCATGAAGACAATAAAAAAAGCCACTTAACGATGTAACTTGGTCGAACTCCCCAATTATGGGGACAAGATACATCATTAAATGGCCTAGATCATTGCGTTCGACTGCAATGTTATGAATTATACATAAACTACGGCAGTTTTTTACGACTACCAATAATTATTGTTTTTACCCATTCTTTGTCGCATCTTTCCAACGCATCCATCTTGGCAGCGTACCTGGCATTGCAATCGTCACAAGGGGATATGACTTCTCTAGCTAGCTTGGCCAGCTCTACCCAGTCCCTGTAGTGCTCAAAATCTCTATAACATTTTGGATAATTCATTCATTTATCTTAGATGTTGTTTATTTATTAAATATTAGGGAAAACACCTAGAAATAAATGTTGACAATCATTTATACTTCTTTCCATGCCCTAGCAAAACGCATAAGGGTCTTTTAAAGGAAACCAAATGAAATTATCTTTTTTTGATGTTTACAGAGACAGAGATTATTTAGGTCAATGTGTTGCATTAGATTTTAATGAAGCCATTGATTTATTTCGTAATGAATCTGGACGTTATCACGTTAGACATCGTGGTGTTTGGTTGTTGTCTTCTGCTAACAATGACTAAAGACCAGGCTAATTTAATCCTTGATCAGGTGCGAGTTGGCATCGTTCATCCACTTTACATTATCAACCTTGCACTAACAATCACAGGTGATTTATGAACGAATTGGAGCATACTAAATCTGAACTCAAGCATCTGCAAGAGTTATTATTGGAGTATGATCAAGAACTCAGACGCAAGAATGAGTTGCTCGCTAGGTGTCACAAAGAGCCATTATCTGATGACCGCCTTTACACATTGTTTAGGCATTCAATGGACTGGAGGGTTTTTGCTAGAGACTTAGAAAAAGAGCATGGTATCGGTGAGAAAGAGACAGACTTTTTTGATTAACATTTTTGCCCGCAAGGGACTAAGGAGCTTTTATGAGAACACCATTTGACGCTGAAAAGATGAATATTGGAACATTCCACGTCCAATACAAAAAACACACAGTAACCCCAGAAGAAGAATTTATACAGTCTTTACTGATAGGTGACTTCAAAACACTAACTGGGTTCTTCTATAACTTATTTGTTTGCATATTTAGTTTGATCGCAATTGTCACGCTAATAGTCAACATGACCTATTGGTGCTGAGATGAAAGCCTATCATCTGATCGAGCGAGTCAAAGAGACCGCAGAGGCATACTATCCCTACGATTCAGGCGTTTACAAACTCAATTTCATGATTGGGCAATATCAAAGCGTCATTCGTAATCTATGTCAAACCATAGAGATTTATGAAGAACAGCTCGACAATTACAAACTTTTAGACAAATTAGGGGATGAAGAATGAAAAAAGTAAAACAAAAAACAACTGACCAACTGCATGATGAGATTATGGCTTTGTTCATTGGTCAAGATATGGGTACAACTTTAAACGCATTGATTGAAACAATGGTTGGAGTTTCTAACTATTTGGAAGTCAAGCCTTACGATGTGGTCAATATGGTTGTAGCAGAACTTAACATCTATGAAGAAATGGACAAAATATGAAACAAATTGCAACTGCTTTGGTTAAAGCGCAAAAAGCCTTTGGCCCTGCTTTAAAGACTTCTACAAACCCCCATTTTAAGTCACGCTATGCTGACCTATCCAACTGCGTGGAAGCGGTTATAGACGCTTTAAACGACAACGGCATTTATCTGATGCAGAAGTGCTATGAAAACCAAAATGGTGTCACTGTAGAAACAATGTTTATACATGAGTCTGGTGAGTTTGTAGAGTGTGGCATTTTGAGCGTACCAGCTACAAAGATGGATGCCCAAGGGTATGGGTCAGCTCTAACTTACGCTAGGCGCTACAGTCTGATGGCTGCTTGTGGTATTGCACCTGAAGATGACGATGGCAACAACGCCAGTCGGCCAAAACCATTGCTAGACGACAAAATAATGCTAGATCACATTGCGGCTATGGACAGCGTGGCCACGCAAGACGATCTGGTTGCTGCTTACAAAGTGGCGTTCAATGCTGCCAAAGTCGATCCTAATTGGCAGAAACGAGTTATTGCCAAAAAAGATGAGATGAAAGAGAAATTCAAATGATTGATGACAATGAAGATGAGGAGCAGTTTCTGAGGTTTTACGCAATGGCAGAGCAGAAGTACAGAAAAAAGCTGTCTAGTGCGCCTGATTGCAGAGACCCAGATCACCCTGGTTGTGAACTTTGTGAAGATGAATGGGAAGATTATGAATAACGAAGACGAAGAATTTGAAAGAATAGACAAAATGCAAAACTACAAACTAATGAAATCACTTGGTTTTCCTGATCACAGAAGTCCTAAGAAAAAAGAATGGGTAAACCTAACCAACGATGAAATCCAAGCCGTGGCTGACGAGGTGCAATTTGGTTATCACGCACACTACGACAAAGAGTTTATTGACGCTATCCAAGACGCATTGAGGAAGAAAAATGAAAACTAATGAAGAAATCATAGAGATTGCCAATAAGGTCAAGTTACCGCACGATTATGTTAATGGCGAGCCAATGTGGTTAGATAAACTAAAAGAGTTTGCTAAATTGGTAGTGGAAACAGAGCGTGAAGCGTGTGCGCAAGTGTGTGAGGAAAAATATGAATACTATGGGCATGACCATGTATTTGCCAAAGCAATCAGAGCAAGGGGACAAGAATGACTGAACAACGAACCGAAGCGTGGTTTTTACAGAGACTGGGCAAAGCAACTGGTTCTCAGATCGGCAATATCATTGCCAAGACGAAAACAGGTTACTCTGCCAGCCGTGAGAACTACATGGCCCAATTGGTGGTTGAGAGACTCACAAACAAGCCTACAGAGGGTTTTACTAATGCGGCGATGCAATGGGGTACAGAAACCGAACCATTGGCTAGAGCAGCCTATGAGATGGCCAGAGACTTGATGGTGGAAGAAGTAGGGTTTGTGGATCACCCAGTGGTCTATATGTCCGGTGCAAGTCCTGATGGCTTGGTAGGTGACGATGGTTTGATTGAGATTAAGTGTCCAAATACGGCAACGCATATTGACACGATACTAACTCAATCAGTCCCATCCAAGTACATTCCCCAAATCCAATGGCAACTGAGCTGTACAAACAGGTTATGGTGCGATTTTGTGAGTTTTGACCCACGAATGCCAGAGAATCTGCAACTTTACATACATCGAGTGGAATACAACCCTGATTATGTGGAGATGCTGATAAAAGAAATCAGCGTATTTTTAGAAGAAGTTGATAAAAAAGTAAACATTTTAAGGAAATTTGATGTCAAAAACGATGTATGAAATCACAACGATCACCGGCAGTTATACAAACGCTAAAGGTGAAAAAAAGAATCGTTACCAGAAACTTGGGTCAATCATTGAGACTAAGAATGGCTTGATGATGAAATTGGATACGCTGCCAATCACTGAGGAGCATTGGAACGGCTGGGCTTACTTGAACGAGCCAAAGCCCAGAGAAGAAAAAGAAGATATCCCTTTTTAATTTGTGGTATAGTCTAAGCACTACAAGAGTAGTGTTTTTTGCAAAGAAACTAAAGGATTTATCATGGGTAAAATGGATTCAGAGAAATTTAAAACTGGTATGTCAGGTGAGAAAGTGCCATCAGGTGCTTTGAGTTCTGATACATCTGGCGAGCGTAAAATGTCTCTCAAGGGCGGCGTTGGCATGGGCAAAGCTGATGGTTTGGGTCTTAGAATGGCATCACACGCAGGCAAGATGGATGGTCGTTGTGGTGAAATGAATACTGGTTCTAAGGAGCACGTTGCTTACGAACACAGTCGCATGGATCACATTCAAGACAAGATGTAAAAAGCAAAACCCCTAAAAGACCACGAATCTAATAGGGGTTTCTAGCCAACACAAAGGAGCTGTGATG